CATTGTGTATCTATCACCGCACTTACTGCACTCGTAATCGTATGTCATAGCTTCACCGCTTCCTCGATGTCTAAGTACCCTACTATCTTATCAATCTTGTCACTGTTCTCAAACTCTGTAGTCGCTGGCATCTGATGTGTATGCCACTGCGGTTCGTCCATATCTGTAAGATCAAAAGAGTAGATACCAAGTGGTGTGCTGTTGATATAGAAGGGCAGTAGTTCACGATGGTATGCCTGCTCTATCAGCTTGCGGTACTTCATCTGCTCTATAAGTAGCGTAGAATAATGACTTTGGCGACACTTGAGTTCAATGAAGTGACCGGCCTTCTGTGATGTGCAGTCAAAGGCATCATAGATTCCTGGTGCTCGCTCTAAATCTGGGTAGAGATTGAACTTAAGAAAGTCAAAGAGTATTAACTCGTTCATCTCCAAGGACTTTGCCCACCTAACTTATCCTGCAGGGCGCGTAGTGCAAAGGTAATCCTTCGATCTGCTGTAGATACAGCACACTCTAGTAACTGTGCTACTTGTGCAAGTGTCATAGATTGGTGGTAACGCCAGACCAGTATGCTCTGGTGCTCTACATCAAGAGCTGTGTAAGCCTTCTTAATATCAATCAGGATAGCAAGCAAGTTGCCACCTTCTGCTGGTGAGGATGAACCCTTGGGTCTGCCATCACGGATCATCTCTTGTGCCTGCTCTAGTACTGTGCCATCTATCACCGATGCAATCACATAGGGCAGTAGCTGTGCTAGGTTAGCAGTCTCATAGTATGACTCATCAGAGATGTGATAGCCGGACCTGATTGACTTCTCCTTGCGAGCATACCTTTCAGCAGCTCGAAACATCTGCCAACCAACACGCTGCTCGTTATGCTGACGCTGTTTAATCTCAGGCTCTGACAACTGCTCATTCAAATATGCAGCACGAGATAGCGCCCACTTGATGCACTCTTGCTTGACATCATCAAGATCTACAAAGGCTTTGTACCTATTGTGGATAGTCTGTGCTACCGATGGTGCTATGTCATATATGGATGGATGTAGTTCAGTCACAGTCAGGTAGCACCAAATCTATAGTGTGCTGGATGTTTAATAGTTTGATAGCAAGGAAGTCTATGTAGTTGCTAGCATCTGCTAACTCTTCAATCAGTTCTCTAATGGTATCGCCGGTAGTAAAGGACTCAAACTTCTGTCCTTGTGCTATCGCATACTGGTCTGCTCCCACACCACGCACACGGGAAGCACGTAGGGATGCAAAGGATTCAATGAAAGATGTAAGGTCATCAGTTGATACACCAGCAGCACGGTAACCAACTACTGCAAGGTGGTCTACTAACGGGTTCGAATTGGACATATGAGTAGCGTCTCCTCTTCTTCGTTGATCTGCAAGATGTGAAAGCCCATAGTATGCAAAGTCAGTATCATCTGTTGCCAATCGCTCTTATCCATTCATCTCTCCTACTAGCAAAGCTCTTGTTGCATCAGCACCATAGGCTAAGTAGTAGTCGTTGATGTCCATATTAGGAGGTAATGTTACTATTACTCCGTTCAATACCTCTTGCTGAACACGCTTACTAAAGTCTGCTCCTGGGTTAGAGCCATCTTCCTTCACATCGTTATCGCCCACAATGAATACACTGTCATAGCCGTTCAGTAACTTAGCAAAGTGTGGCTTCCAAGCCTGTACTCCAGGGACACCCACTGCAGGGATACCAAGGACACCGCTAGTAATGACTGTATCTAACTCACCTTCACAGACCACGATGTATGGACTACTCACTGTCACATCAACTGCGTTGTATAGATGGGCCTTCTGCCCAGTAGGACTGCCATACTTAGGCTTGCCATCATCTAACCTACGAAACTTAAAGCCTACACACCCACCAAGGGCCGTGATGTATGGGATGGATAGCCAACCAGCGTGCATCTCGTGACCATTGATGGGATCAACGACTGTACCTAGTTGGAACTTAGCTGCTGCAAGTTCAGATATCCCACGTTCTTCTAGCGCGACGAGAGTTTCTGGAGTTATTTCCTGTGCGTATCTCTGCGCCGCTTCTAGTTGCAATTTCGACTGCACGTTTGAGGCCATCGTTAAACTCCAGATTCTCTATGAGGCAAACTATATTTGCGGCGTTGCCTCCCTTGCCACAGGTAAAACAGAAGTACAGATTGTCATAGGTGTTAATAGATGCAGACCTATGACTATCATTATGTAGTACACAACGAACTGATGCCCCATTACCCTCTCTTACTTCACCGCCATAGAAGGTAATGATTGGCGTTATGGGGATTGAGTTTGCATCAATGGCACCTTTGTACCTTTTCTTAGAACCCAACCTGGACCAGTCTTGTGTTGACATACGCACCCCTCGCATTGTTCGTGATGTGCTTCGCTGAGTTTAATCTGATCCAAGCGATTGTATTCACCTGCATCAATACAAGGCTGACAGATCACCAGTCAAATCCCAACGCTAACTCAACGTAAGGTGCAGTAACAATTAGTTCCTTGCGATGATCGCCGTCACCTGTAAACATAAACCCAAACTTAAACTCTGAGTGGCGTGATGAAAGATTAGTTATCTTCATTTTCTACCTCTGGTGCGTACTCTTCTACTGCTTCTTCTGCATCTGCTTCTTCAATAGCTTCTTCAAGAGTCTGTTCTACTACTGATTCTTCAGATACTAAGATGTCTGATGTTGTGATGATGCCTTCTGGTACTGCCATTATTGTTTCTCCTTTAACCATTGTGTTAAGTCTTGGACCACCCAAGCCTTCTCTATGCCAGCGTTGCGACGCTTAACTACAACATAATGCAGTGGCACTTCTCCTATACCACGAGCCTTAGCGTAGTTAAGCGCCTCAACTTCTGCTTGTCTCCAGAACTCCGGCAGGTCTAGTCTTGCCGTGTTCTTGAGTTCTAGTATGTAGGTCTGTCCCGAGACAACACATACTAAATCACCTTCGTCGTCCTTGCCTGCTAAGCGTAAGCGCTCAGCTAGTACACCCAGACTACGAAACCATTTCATTACATCTATCTCAAAGGCTGCACCCTTAGCCTTATTGTACTTCGGGTTGCTCATCTACAAGCACAGCCTTATTGATTTTATAGATGACATTTCCTTCTTCATCCTTAACTAATTCCACGATACCAGATTGCAACAGAGCACCAACGAAGTTGGTTAAGTCTACTTTGATTGCATTAACGTCTTCACGCAGTGCATCAGCTTCTACACGCAATAGTTCAAGAGTAACCTTATCTCGGTACTTATTTGATAGTTCTTTTTCACTCATTCTTCTATCTCATTTCCATATTCATCTACGATGTAGTCCCCAGTATAACCTGCTCGTGCATCCCTTGCCAGCATTGCGCCAAAGGCGTTTCTATCTGATATCTGACAAGCACCATAGTTCACATTCAGAGATGTAAAGTCAGAGGCATCTGCCGTGTGTGGCCCAAACCTATTCTTTACTGCTGCAATGTTTAACTCTGCATTCAACGGATCATAACCCAAGGTTAATATCAACGCTGGTAACTGGCTTACCTTGCCGTGAATAGCACGACGGGCAGGTGGCTTAGTTGGTGAGCCATACTCTGACTGCTCAGAGACGTGGTGCAGGACTAATACACAGGCTTCTGTCTTACGTGCCATATCGTGCAGCTCCATCATAATCGCACGTAAGCCTGCCCATTCATTATCAGTCTCTGCTGCCACGTTCATCAAGTTATCTATGATGATTAACTCTGGAGCAATTCCGTATAACTCCACGTACGCTCTGATCTCCAACTCGATATCATCGAGTGACGGACTGGAATCAAAGACCCATTTAATATGACCCAACTTACTAAGGTGGTGATTGTAGTAGTTGCTATCGTTAGATAAGTTCTGTTCAACGTTGACCTGATTATGACCTGATAGGTGTGCTGCACTTCGCATCATCACCGTAGTCGTATCAGTATCTGCTGAAAAGAATAGTGCTGGTACGCCTGACTTGATTGCGTAGATAAGTGCAAACATAGACTTACCAGCGTTAGGAGCTGCAGCTACCATACAGACCTGTCCCCTACGGAACTTGATCTGCTTAGCTGCTAACCCACTCCACACATCAGGAAGAGGCGTTGCTTTAGTGAGCACAGTTCCCCACGCTCTATCCAAGCTAAGCAACGTCTTCCTCCCTCAATGTAATTTTTCTTTCCTTACGGATTACTCTGCGGTTGACTTCAGTAAGGCCACCCCAGATACCGTGTATTTCTTTTTTAATTCCCCACTCCGCGCACTCAGCTTGATGAGGACAGGATTGGCAGATGCGTTTCGCCATAGCAATTTCTATATTGCCAAATGGTTGTCCTTCCTTCTCAGGAAAGAACAAGTCACCGCCTATCTCAGCGCAGCTGGGGTTCTCATAGAACCTCGGCTCGCGCATCCAATCAACGAATCCAGATTGTGTCGCACTTTTCTGACTTCGGTAATTCCTTTGGTCCTGCACACATAAAGCCCTGCCAAGGACCCTTCTCTCCAACACCTGAACGGAAGTTCATCTGTCCGTGACGGCACATCTTCACTGAAGGATCTGATGATGCTGCTACTGGTGCTGTGTTGAACTGTGCCTGGATGTTCTGTACTGCAGCAGCAGTAGCGTTACCACCACCGAGTTCAGCAGCTGTTGACTTAATCATTAGTGCAACCATTGCAAGGTCTGTAAGACCTGTCTCAAGTTCTTTTACATCTGATGCGTAAAGATTGATAAGAGTTCCATCAGCTAACTTGTAGTTAATCTGGAACTTAGTGTTCTCGTTTGCAGCCATTTACTTTCCTCCACTATGTTTGATATTTATTCGTACAGATTCATTGCCTACTAATTTAGGAACGAACCCCAGAAGTTTCTCAACCTCTTTTGCATTAACTGTCTCACGACCTTTAACTGTTGTCCAACTGATTTCAACACCGCTCTTAGTGGTGCCAACAGATCCTTCAAGAGAAGCCTTCAAAGTATCTTTCTCTTTTTCCAGCTCTTTAATCTGTGCATCTAACTGTAAGTAATGCAGTGCGTGCTTGTCAACTTCTTCGTCCTCAATCACTACTTCACTAAGGACGATACGTTCTTTTTTTAAGCCAGTACAACCCATCTCACCGGATGCGTCATAGTACTGACAGTAATCCTTGCAGAAGGACTCATCCTTCTCAGGCTCTGGCAGTGTCTCTGATGCCTTTACAGATGCCAGCCACGCAAATGCTTCAAGTGCTATAGCTTCATCATATGCCTCACTATGTACCTTTACATCCTTCTCGTTACCGTCACGTGCTATTGCTACAAGGTTGACTGTCTTAACATCGTAACCATTCTTAGACAGTAAATAACCATAGACCTGCACCTGCCAGCGCTGTTGCTTAGATGGGAAGTAACCAAGGTTCTTAATCTTAGAAGTCTTCCAGTCAATGACAGCACCAGTACTAGGTACAAATAAATCCACGTGTGCTTTCATATCACCGTAGGCAACTTCATTTTCTACTAAGTACTCTTTACCTTCGGGATCAAGTGCGCCGATAGCCTCTTCGATAGC